TCAAGAGTAAATGGAACAATAACTTATCCAGCGGATTTTATGCTTGTGGCAGCTATGAATCCGTGAGGATTCAAATAGTAAGTCGGATAGATACCAAACTATTCGAATGCCAGGATATTTTATGCCATTTTCTATTTTGGTATCTATTATAATTTCCTTAACAAATAGTTTAATAATATATCTTTTTTCAACATTAGTAAGGCTATTTGTTCTATTTTTATAAAACTCTATTTTACTTTTATAATTCTTAATAACATCATTTTTATTTCTAAGAATGTTCAGATTGTTATTGACTGAGGAGATAATGGATCCTATTTTTTCAGATTCTCTTCTTATGTCTGAAAGTTGAGCTTCCAATTCATCTTCGCTTATCATATTTTTTCTAAATAATTTTAATATATTGGATTTTTCACTATCTAGGTTAAGAATTTGTTTATTTAATGCATTTAGTTTATCAGTATAATCTTTTTCTTCATTTGTTATATCATCTACAATTAAATAATCATCAAATTTTAACATCAATTCTTTGCAAGTACCCCATACATAATTTTCAACTATGTCTGTATTAACGTTTATATTGTCACATGCAATCCCATAAATTTTTTTATTTTCAGTTCTTTTGCCACTACATCTATACGAATCTGAACATTTGCTATTATAGATTCCATAATACGTTCTTTTACATTTGCCACATTTAATTAATGTTCTTAATAAAAAGTCACGGTTAGGACTATTTCTCTTAGAAGCTTTCAAGTTTATTTTTTTTATTTCTTTAGTTTTTTCGAAAATTTCAATAGGTATTATAGCAGGAACCTTTCTAATTATAGTTTCTTTACGTCTACTTGATCTTTTACCATATTCATGAACACCCATATATGTTGTATTTGATAGTATCCTTTGTATCGATGATGAACCCCAAACACTTCTTGCATTTACATTCCTTTTCCCAGTGCCTCTTGCCGCATAATTGCAAAGAACACCCATACTATTTAAGTACACAGCAATATCTACAGTTGACATTTTTTCATTTACATACATATCAAATATTTTTCTTACTACAACCGCTTCATCATCATTAATCTCTAAATATTTATCTTTATTAACAACGTAACCAAAAGGTACAATTCCACCAACCCATTTACCTTGTTTAGCAGCTCTAGTAGCACCCAAAAACATTCTATCCAATATATTATTTCTATCTAATTCAGCCATATTTAAGTATGTAATAAATTGAAATCTACCTGTAGGTGTATTAAGATCAAATGGTTCTGTAAGGCTTATAATCTCTATATCAAGTTTTCGTAATAATTCTACCGCACTTAATCCGCTTAATGTATCTCTTCCGAACCTATCAACTTTATAAACTAGTATAGAATCAAATTTACCTTCTTTTCCATCAGCTAATAAGCGTTTACCAGCTGGTCTATTTTCAAATGGTATAGTTCCAGATACCCCATCATCTAAAAATTCATCATATATTTCTAATTCATCCTTCATTTCTATATAAGTTTTTAATATGTCTATTTGATTTTCTATTGTTTCTCTTTCCTTCTGATCATCAGAAGAAACTCTGCAATATAAAGCAACCTTCTTCATACATAAAACCTACTTTCTGTTATTTCTTATAGTGTTTATAGCCATTTCAACAGCAAATTTAAATTGTTCCTTTTCTGTTTCACTCATTGGTATATCATCTATGCTAACTTCATCATCATCTAAAACGAAGTTAATCGCTTCTCTTAAATCACCCGTTTCAAAAGCACCTTCATCTATACTTAATAAATCATTTGATGTGACATTTAAAGCTTTTGCTATTTTCTCTAAAGTTTCAGATCTTAAACTCTGTCTTTGCCCAGTTTCTATTTGGGATATCGTTGATTGCCCAACTTTAGCAATTTGACTAAGTTTATTTACAGATAGATTTTTACTTTCTCTAATTTCCTTAATGTTTTTTCCTAATATTGATTTCACTTTGAATAACCTCTTTCTTTAAATTAAACTTATTTTCTACAACATCAATTATAAACATTCACCAAACGAAAGTAAATAAAAATATTTCGACAACGAAATAAAATATAATTAATTCAATTCGGAAACGGATAGAAAATAATAGAAAACATTAGTAAAATTAAGTAACTGAGAGCTAATTTGTTTAATTGGTAGAATATTAAGAAATTTGAAGCTTGTCTATGTTTCGAATACGGAATAAAATTAACTTGTAAGTTTCGAAAGCGAAACGGAGGTGGTGAAATGTCATTGAAAGAATACCTGGATGAAAGAAATCTTACAAATAGCGAAGTGTGTAAAAAGGCATCAATAGGAGAATCAACTTTAAGCCAGTTTTTAAATGGTAAAAGAAAAATAAAACTAGATACGGCTTGTAAAATATCGGATGCTTTAGAAATTTCATTGGATAAGTTTAGGGAATTAATAAAGGAGGATGGAGAAATTGAAAACTTATAGTGTGGTAATTGTAAATGGGAAAAAGAAAGTATTTATAACTAATGTTTGTGTTGGTGGGGATAAAAGAAAAGAAGCGGCTGATGTTATTCTTGGTAATAAAAAAGTTTCAGCTTAATTTAAGGCAGTAATGCCTTTTAAAAATAACACTTTTCAAAAATTGGACAAACACTTCACATTATATTGTATGTGTATGACTAAAGAAATATTACTAAATTATTCAAGCGGCTCCAGTGTGAGGATAAAGAATTTAAGGGAGATGATAAACATGACTAAATATGAGAACAAAGATAAGAAATGTGAGTGTTGGAAGTGTGAATTAGAAATCACATGTCCATATAAAGACAAGTATCAAAGGTTGCCTAGGTCACGCTCTGGAGCATTGGGTTTGTGCAAAAAGTTATAGGAGGAATGAGATTGAATAACATTCAGATTTTTAAAAACGAAGATTTTGGACAAGTAAGATGGACAAAAGTAAACAACAAAGATTATGCAGTAGCTAAAGATGTTGCATTAGCTCTTGGATACAAAAATACGAATGATGCAATTATAAGACATTGCAAAGGGGTCGTGAAACACGAGGGGTTTAAAGTAAACGGTGTAGAAGTTGCTTTAATCCCAGAAGGAGATATTTACAGATTAACTGCTAAGTCAGAACTTCCTGGTGCTGAAAAGTTTGAGTCTTGGATTTTTGACGAGGTACTACCAAGCATAAGAAAAACTGGTGGTTATGTAGATAATGATGATTTATTTTTGAACACATATTTACCTTATGCAGATGAACAGACTAAAGCTATGTTTAAGACCAACCTAAGCATGATTAGAAAGCAAAATGAAATTATATCTTTAAAAGATAAGGAACTAGAGCATAAAGATGAAGTTATAGTCGGATTAGTAGATGAAATTACATTAGCAGAAAAGAGACAAGTTCTAAATAGAGTTGTTAGGTATAAAGGTGCAAATTTTCAAGAAAGGTGGAGAGAACTCTATAAGCAATTTGAAATGAAGTATCATATTAACCTAAAAGATAAATTTGAAAAATATAATTCAACCCATAAACCTAAACTAAAAAACAAGGTTGATTATATAGACAAGGTAATGAATAAGATTCCGGAACTATATGAAATAGCTTGTAAGATTTATGAAAATGATGTTAAAGAATTAGCTGAACAACTTTACTCAATAATTTAAAGGGGGAAATATAAATGGAAAAGATGAAGTGCACTTATTGTGGCAAAGAAAGGCCAATAGATGAAATGCATCAAGGGACTATATATTTTAGGGATAGAAACAAGATTACAGGCAAGGCATTTGTAAATAAAGCAACTAATTGGTATTGCAAAGATAAGGGTTGTTGCGGTTATGATCAGATGGCACATGAAGGGTAGAAAAAGGAGGAAATGTAAATGAAAGCAACTGGCATAGTAAGAAAAGTAGATGACTTAGGAAGGGTAGTATTACCAGTAGAATTAAGAAGGAACTTAGGAATAGACATTAAAGACCCATTAGAAATTTATGTGGATGGGGACCAAGTCATATTAAAGAAATATGAGCCTACTTGTATCTTCTGTGGTGAAGCAAAAGCTGTAAAGAACTATAGTGGAAAGAATATATGTCCAAGCTGTATTAAGAAAATAAAGAGGTTGTAGCCATGAATAACTTAGGATTTATCTTAACAGGAACAATAAGCATTGTATTTATTGTAGTAGTAAGTATTTTAAGCCTAATTAATTATGGACAAGCAACAGAAAAGGGAAAGAAGTTATATTGTTGTTTAACTCTAGGTGGATTTGTAACATTAATCTTTGTAACTAATGCATTCTATGAATTGGTGGTGTAGTCATGATTATGAGAAAACAAAGTAAAGAAGAGGTTGTTCAAACAATACTAGAGCTCCAACGAAAGAGAAAAAGAGAATATCTAGTAAGTGATGCAGACATTCATGCCATGGAAAATTCTCGAAAGATACGAAAGAGGACTAAAAACTATAAGTGGGGAGGTACTAGAAAGTGTCAACATTGCTAGATTTAAATGAAAAGCTTGATGAAGTCAAAAGACTTTGTGAAGAGGGTAAAAGCATAAGTGAAGCTCTAGAAATAGTAAAAGGTTGCCCTACCGACCAAAGTAAGATGCAACCTAAAGAAAATATTCTTTCTGAAATTATACCACCTGGAACAGAATTAGACAACAATGAGATTTACAACGAGGACACAGGAGAAACCATAAGGGGGTTAGATGAATGAAGAATACACTAGGAGATTTGAATAATCATTTATTTGCACAACTAGAAAGGCTTAGTGATGAAGAAATAAAAGGTGAAGAACTTCAAGAGGAAATAACAAGGGCCAGAGCAGTTACAAGCGTGGCAGGTCAGATTATAAATAATGCAAACACAGTATTACAAGCTAAAAAATTACAAGCTGAAACATTAGGTAGAGAAGAAACACAAATACCTAAAATGCTAGAGGGATAACATGGCTAGAAAATTAGGAACTGAAAACAAAGTATTTCATAGGTGGACAGAAGAAGAATTGAATTATCTAAAGCATATAACACCAGGACATCACCACAAAGAAATTCATGAACTTGTGAATAAAAAGTTTGGCTTAAACCTTACGTTAAATCAGATAAAAGGGGCAATAAAAAGGAATAAGTTAAACACCGGGTTTACTGGTCAATTCAATAAAGGTAACAAACCTCACAACAAAGGATTAAAAGGTATATGTGCTAAAGGGTGCGAAAAGACCTGGTTCAAAAAGGGCATTACACCTATAAATCATAGACCTATAGGTAGTGAGAGAGTTTCGGTAGATGGTTATACAGAGGTTAAGGTCGCAGAACCTAACAAATGGAGATTAAAACATCAACTAGTTTATGAGAGTAGCAAAGGTAAAATTCCCAAAGGCTATGCAGTTATTTTCGGTGATGGTGATAAGAGTAATTTTGATATAGATAATTTGATTTTAGTATCTAGGCATCAGCTACTAACTTTAAATAGAAATAACCTAATACAAGATGATACTGAGCTTACTAAAACAGGTGTGATTATAGCAGATACCATTATAAAAATAAATGAAGTTAGGAAGAAAGATAGATGATGTTAGTTATTAGCAAATGGAATTTAGAGAAAATAGGAGGAGAAGGATATGAAGTTTAATTGGGATGAATTTAAAAATGGAAAAGTTGCAGTAAATTGTGATACTGAGGAAAAGGCTAAGGAGTTTGTCAAAGAGTGTTTTGAGAGAGGTATGAAGTGGGTGAACTTCACGGAAAGCAAAACTATGTTTGATTGGTATAAAAAATATACTTGTTATGATTATAAAATTGATGAAAACAGGTTAATGTATGCTGACAAAAAATTCTATAAAAACAATGGTTACAAAATAATCAAATGGGAGAGTGAGAAAATGAAGCTTAGATGTGTTGATAATGAAGGTATTGAGAGTTGGTTAACACCAGGAAATGAATACGAGGTTATGGAAGAATCTTACACAAGCTATGAAGTTATAGGTGATGATGGTGTAGTTTGTGAATGTTGTAAAAGTAGATTTGAACTAGTTGAAGAACCTACAGAATTCACTTTTCAAGAGGTAATTGCAAGAAATATTCCAGGTGTTTATGAAAATTGTAATGATGATGGGGCAAGGGTTAAAAGTGTTGAAATTAATGAGCATGGTAGTTTCACCATTAATGCTGACTTTTCTGGACTTATTGAACTTGATTTGGGGTTAGGCATTAATGAAAACCTTAAATTAAAACTTCAAGAACCTAAAAAGAAAGTAACCATCTATAAAGTAGAACACAAGAAAGATGGTAAGAAATATGATTTTATCAGCAATGAAACTAGATTATTACAATGTTATGAATTTGTAATTTGTGATACAAGTCAAGGTAAGTCTTACGGAAGAATAGTGGATTTAGAGGTAAGAGAACTTACAAACTCAGAGACAAAGCAATATAAAGAATGTTGGAGGGCGTAATATATGAAAATATCAAGACTAAGCATTAAGAACTTTTTAGGGATTAATGAAACAGAAATTGACTTGAAGAAAATTAACTATCTTAAAGGACCTAAAGGAAGTGGTAAAACTTCTATCCTGGAGGCTATAGAGAAGTTATTTACTAATAAAAATAGAAGAACTGAACTAGTTAAGCATGGTGAAACCGAATCTTGTCTTTATGTCAAAACAGATGATGGACTTGAAATTGATAGAAAACTTAGAACTGATAAAGCTGATTACTTAAAGGTTAGAAAGAATGAAGCAGCGGCACCAAGTACAGAAACATTTTTAAGGAGTATGATACAAGGTCAAATATTTAGGCCTTTGGATTGGATTAATTTAAGCGTAGCAGAGCAGACAAAAAGTATCCTATCAATGCTAGAAATAGGATGGACTATGGAACAAATACAAGGATGGTTTTCAGAGATACCTTCTAATGTAGATTATGAAATGCACATTTTACAGATACTTAAAGCAATTGAAACTAAGTATTTCAAAGAACGTGAAGCAATTAATAGAGAAATTAAAGAGCTAGAGATACAAGTTAAAGGAATGATGGACGAGCTACCTGCAGGTTATGATGGTGATGTTTGGAGAGAGAAGAAACTCCAGGACTATTATTCTAAAGTAACTGAGGCTCAAAAGATTAATCACTGGATAGATGAAGCAAAGACATTAAAAGAAAATTATGAGAGCAAAGTTCAAAATATTAAGTCAGCTGCAGAAGGTTATAAGTCTAAAATCAAGCTTAAATATAATGAGCAAAGGCAAGATATAAAGGACATTATAGACCTTTCTAAAGGCAGAATTGAGAAAGCTAAAGAGTTTATTGCTAGTGCTAATGAAAGGGTAGATATTGAATTATCTAAACTAGATAACGAGTTAGAGTCAGAGTATCAAGCACTACTTCAAAAGTATGCTGAAAAGAAGGATTTAAAGAAAAAAGAAATTGCAGCACATGTAGATGAACAAAAGGATCTAATAAATATTAATGAAACTAAGATAGCAACTAAAGAACAGGAGTTACTTGGATTAAATGAGTTAGAGGATCATGAGTATAGTTCAATAGATGAAAAAGTAATAAATTCACTTGAAGCTGAAAGAATCAAGATAGGCAAGGCGGCAGAGTACATTGAAAATAATAATCCAGTAGAAATTGCACCTCTACAAGCACAAGCTGAGGAAGTTGAGAGAATGCAGAGCTACATTAGAGAGTATGACAGAATGTGTGATATTAGAGATGGAAGACTTGCAGCTAAAAGAGAGTATTCAGCTACATTAACAGAAAAGATTGAGAAAGCTAGAAATCTACCAGGGGAACTTCTTAAAACTGCTAAGATGCCTATTCAAGGAATATCTGTAGATAGTAATGGATTAATTAGAATTAATGGAACTCTTATAACTGATTTGTCAGATGGTGAAAAGTTAGCTTTATCTTTAACTATAGCAAAGGCACAATGTGGAGAACTTAAGCTTATATGCCTAGATAGATTTGAAAGCTTAAATCCAAGTGCAAGAAAAGAATTAATAGATCAAATGGTAGAAGATGATTATCAATACATCATGACAAGTACTGAGTCAGATGATTTTGAAATAGTCCAATTTGATAGTGAAGAAGATGTAAATAAATATTTTGAGGGAGGACAAGTAAATGAGTAATGAGGTAGCTAATATTTTCAATGGTGGAAGTGCACCAGCAGTTCAACAAAAGAGTACTACAACTGAAATGGTAACGACTAGACAAGCACAAGAGGTTCAAGCTGCCATGGTGATAGCTAAGAAATTTCCAAGAGATGAAATAGAAGCTTATAGCAGAATCATGAGAGCATGTCAAAGAAAGAGTTTAGCAGAGCAATCTATGTATGAATACCCTAGAGGAGGACAAAAGGTTACTGGACCATCCATAAGACTTGCAGAGGCATTAGCACAAAACTGGGGTAACTTAGATTATGGAATAGTTGAGCTAGAGCAAAAGGATGGAGAAAGCCAAGTAATGGCTTATGCATGGGATTTAGAAACCAATACAAGACAGACTAAGATTTTCAGTGTACCTCATGTAAGAGGAACTAAAAAAGGCAATAAAGCTTTAACTGATCCAAGAGATATATATGAAATGGTTGCTAATCAAGGTGCTAGAAGATTAAGAGCTTGCATCCTTGGAGTTATACCAGGTGATGTAATTGATAGTGCCATAGAACAATGTGAAATTACATTAAAAAGTAATAATGGTGAGCCACTTATAGATAGAGTTAGAAAAATGGTCAAAGTATTTGAAGATAAATTCAGTGTAAGTAAGGAAATGATAGAAGAATACCTAGGATGCTCTAGTGAGGCATTTAGTGAAAATGATTTTGTAAGACTAAGAAAAGTCTATGGTAGTTTAAGGGATGGAATGGCGAAAAGAGAAGATTACTTTAATATAAAAACTGCTGAAAAATCTGTATTTGAATCCTCTGTGAAAGAAACTGAAAAGCCAGAAGAAAATAAACAACAAGATATAGACGAAGGGTCACAGTTAGATGGAGGTACTGAATAATGTTAGAGCTTAATCATGATAATTATTTTAGCTTAGAGGCTGATAGAGAATATTTTTCTGTATCTCAGTTTAAAGCTTTTAGAGAATGTGAAGCCAAGACAATGGCTAAGTTAAATGGAACTTGGGTTGATGGTGATAATGATGCCTTTACATTAGGTTCTTATGTACACCTATGGTCCGAAGGTGGAAATTTTGGAAATTTCAGAGCAGCACATCCGGAAATGTTTAAAAAAGATGGAACCTTACTTAAGAAATTTGAGGTTGCTGATAAGATGATACAGACTCTTGCTGAGGATCCATTAATAGAAAAAGTAAGAGAAGGACAAAAAGAAGTAATAATGACAGGTGATTTATTCGGTACACCATGGAAGATAATGATTGATATTTATAATCCATCCAAGGGAGTATTCGTAGACTTAAAAACTACTAGAGAAATAAGTAAAAAGTATTGGAATGAAGAGTTAAGAGTAAAGCAAAACTTTGTAGAGTTTTATGATTATCTTTTGCAAATGTCAGTATATGCAGAAGTTGAAAGGCTGAATAGAGGTAGTGATGATTATTTACAACCACATATAATAGCAGTTTCAAAAGAAGAAATTCCAGATAAAGCAGTAATTTTAGTTGGGACAGAATTTATTAAGGACAAGCTATTAGAAATAGAAACATTATTACCAAGACTTATTAAGGTAAAGACAGGACAAGAAGAACCAACCAGGTGTGAACATTGTGATTACTGTAGAAGTACTAAGAGAATAGAAAGAATACTTCATTATACAGAGTTATAGGAGGTAATTATGAGTAAGGATGTAGAGGTTAAAGAGAGTATTGATAAGTGGTATGAGGCTTATGAAATACTAGAAGAATGGTCAAAGCAACGTTGTAAACCAAATAACAATTGTGAAGAATGTGGTTTTAATGAGTTTTGTCCTAAAGCTAAGAATTTAATTGACAAGTAGGTGATAAGTAAGTGGAATCACAAGGGTGGATTAAGGACCATAGAAAAGAATTATATAGTGATGTTTGGCTTATGCCACCCTTATATTACAAGGTGTGGCAGTACCTTAAATATAAAGCTAATCATCAAAATAATATAATACCTATGTCTGATGGAACTAAAGAAGAAATAGAAAGAGGACAACATTTGACTAGTTATAGAGCTATAGCAAGAGGGGTTTCTTACTACGAAGGTGCAAAATATAAGGAACCAAATCCGAAGACGATAAAGAAAATTATAGAGTGGCTAGAGAAGAATAATATGATTACTGTAAATAACGGTAGGGGTAACAGACAATATACCAAGATAACTATAGTAAATTACAGTATTTATCAAGGTGAAGAAGAGGAAGAGGTAACAGTGAAAGCACAGCAAAGTAACAGTAAAGTAACACCTAGTACACACCAAAGTAACAGTAAAGTAACAGTAGGGAAACAGTCCGTGGATATAAACAAGAATGATAAAGAATTATATAAGAATGATAAGAATGAGGAAGAAGGAAAAGAAGAGGAAGAAAACCCTCCTTCACTCCCACCTCTATCCTTTCCTACTCCATATCATGAAACTATATTTAATCAGTGGTCAGAGAATACCTATAGGACCTGGTTCATGCATACAGAGATAGAGGATAGGGAAAATGAAATAATTATGTTAGTTCAAACAGAGTTCGTTAAAAATATCATCAATGAGAAATTTGAAAAGTACCTGGATATATTACTAGGGAAAAAGGTAGTGGTTAGATTAAAAGAATAGATGATTTGTAGAAAGGATGAAGATATATGAAAGTTAAAGATTTAATAGCGAATTTAGAAAATCAAAATCCAGAAAACAATGTATATTTAGCAATGCAAGATGGAATGGGTATGCATGATGTCTATGAAGTTACAGATGCAGAATATGAAGATGAAACAATTACTATTATATTACCTTGTGATATGGATTAGTGATTATTTGGTAATTTGTAGATAAGGCGAAGGAGTGATATTTTTGAATTTAAGCAAAAGAGCAATGAAGTATGCTAAATCAAATAATTATTATAAATTAAGTAAAATAAAAAGATATCTAAGATTATTTGATAAAAGAATAAAGAAACTTCAAGATGATTTTAAACCAAGTATATGTCCTGAATGTGGAAGTGAATGTACTGAAATAGATTATGATGATAGAGAATATCATTGTGATTCATGGATATATTGTCAGACTTGTGGTAACTGCTATGAGGATGATGAATATATGGATAAATATTCAGAATTAGAAAGTTTTAATTATTTTGATAGTATAGCAATGGAAGTATGGTCAAGAAATTTTATACCAGGTAAGGGGTATGAATGGTTTAAAAAATGTGATACTGAAATGGATAAAATGATTAAAGAATTAAGTTCGTCATTCAAAGAAATTAGGAGGTAGTTAAAAATGAATATAATTTTAGGCTTAGGAATAGGTGTTATAGGGGTTTTAGTTCTCATGGGATATATTACTCTAGAAAGGAAATTAAATAACTTAGATAAGAAGATGGACAAGCAAAAAGACTATTGGAAAAGCTTAGAGTACTCTATAGAGATTAAAAGCAATAGAACTTCTAAGGAAATCCAAGAGGGAAACAATTTTCTGATTGATAGCATTGGTACATTAGCTGAGAATATAAAAGTAGTTGACATAGGTGTAAATAAAATTAGAGAAAGAGATTTTACACTAGGTCAAAATATCGGTGAATTAACAAACAATACTAAAGTACTTAAAGATGCAATAGTAGAATGTATGTTATGTCTTGAAAAACAACTTGATGCAAGTAAAGAAGAACTTAAAAATAATCTAGAGCAAAATAAAGAAGATATAAATAGTAATACCAATAAACAGGTTACAAGGATTATTTACACAGTTCCAATGGTTAAGGTGATGGATTAGGAGGATATATGGACATTAAAGAGTTACTTACAATGCAGAAATCCTTTGATAGATATTTAGCTGCTAAACAAATAGGTCAATCTGATAATGAAAAGTTAGATAAATGGAATAGATCCGTATTAGATAAAAAGCTATTAGCTTTAAGTGTAGAGGTTGGAGAGTTAGCTAATGCCACCAGATGTTTTAAATACTGGAGTAAAAAAGAGGATGAAGGAACAGAGAGAATACTAGATGAATTTGCAGATGTGCTTCATTTTCTCTTATCCGTTGCAAATAGCCTTGATTTCACTGATGAAGATATAGAACATGCTTACATCAAGAAGCACTCCGAAAATTATCGTAGACAAGCAGAAGGGTATTAGCAGAAAGGGGGAATAACATGGTTACTAACGAGGAAATAAAAAACATGAATGATGAAGAGTTCTATCAAACTGCAAGAGCAGAGCTTACAGGATTACCAAGGGCACAAAGAAGAGCCAAGGAAAGAGAATTAAAAGAAAATATTAAACTTATGAAGTCTTTTAATCCAGCTCAACTAAGGCTTATAGATGCAGTAACTTCTGAAAGAAGTAAGTTGGAATGTGAACAGCAGATATCAAGGTATATTACTATCATGGATACGTGTTTATCAGCTTACATGTACCTTAAAGATGAAAATATAACCGAAGATGAAGTATTAAGAGAATTAAAGATTATAGATGATTTAGTAACAGAATATAGAGATGTATTAAATGATATTTATAAAGAAAATAGGGGGAATGATGAAATGGCAAGTAAACAAATAGAAAAGATAACTAAAGAGGTCAGAGAGACGTGTGAGGAACTAATTAAAAATGGCATGAACCAAAGTAAGGCTTTAGTTATATTAGGTACTCAATTTCCTACTCTAAGTAAAGCTATGTTAGTAAATGCCTATAAGAAGATTAAAAAGGAAATGAAAGAAGAAGTAACACAAGAGGGAATAACAGAAGAAGAAAAACAGATAATTGCAGCAGCAGAGCATATATTTCCAGAGATTAAAGAAGAACCAAAGGAACCAGTAGTTGCAGAAAATACAACAACTGAAATTAAAGAGGAATCCAAGGTAGAAGTGAAGCCAGAAAGTAAAAAAGAGGAAGAGCCAAAGGTGGAAAGCAAATTAAAGGTTGTTAGTAAGGAAATCATAGTTGAAGGTGAGTTCGGGAAGTACAGTATAGATCAGGTTGGAGTAACTGTAGGAGAACTACAATTTACAAGTATAACAGATGTAGAAGAATATAAGGCTGACGAACTTGCAGCATTTGAAAAGAGAATAGCTGAGATTAAACAGGTTGTGGCAGGTGAGTTTTAGTGAATAAGGTTGTTTTAATAGGTCGCATGACCAAAGATCCAGAGCTAAAGTTTACTCCAGGAACAGGAACTGCAGTAACAACATTCACAATAGCAGTAAACAGAAGATTTAAGAAAGAAGGTCAACCAGAGGCTGATTTTATACCAATAGTAGTATGGGGAAAACAAGCTGAAAGTACTGCGAACTACATGAGTAAAGGTAAGCTTTTAAGTGTAGCTGGTAGGATTGAAACTAGGTCATATGAGGCTAAAGATGGTGGCAGAAGGTATGTTACTAAGGTTGTAGCAGATGAAGTAAGTTTCTTAGAATATGGTAACAAGAATGAATCACAGGCAAGTAATGATTATACGCCAGTAGATGATGGAGAGGACATGCCATTCTAAATATTAAAAGAAATTAGGTGATAAATTGAAACTCAAAAGATTAAGCAATATAAAGTGGATAGGTGGAAAGCATGGTAAAGAAGAGCTTTATATAGATTTAATGCCTAAGCATGATATATTTTGTGATTGTTTCTTTGGATCCGGAGCAGTTCCATTTTATAAAGAGACAGTAAAACCATCAAAGTTAACTATCATAAATGATATAAACGATAGACTTGTAAATTATATGATGGTGCTTAAGGATAATCCGGAACAACTATACAAAGAATGTTTAGCATTACCCTATAGTGAAAGCTTATATGAAAAGTGGAAGTGGGAGCCATGGCCGGAGAATAACTTGGAGTCTGCAGTTAGATTTTACTATTTGATGAGGGTTTGCTTTGGTGGAGGAGGACATAAATACCGAAATGGTATTGGATTATCTAAAACTCAAAATAAGGCCAAGCAATTAATAAGTGCAACAGAGCTTATACCTGGAATGGCCGAGTTAATTAAAACATGGAATATATTAAGCCGAGACTTTGAAGAAGTAATAAAATTCTATGATACAGAAGATACACTATTCTTTTTAGATCCACCATATCATGACCATGAAAATATGTACTTTGGAGGGTTTGAAGAGAAGGACCATATTAGGTTAAAAGAAAGGCTAGATAAGATAAAAGGAAAAGCAATGGTTTGTTATTACAGCAGTCCTTTGATAGATGAACTATATAAAGATTGGTATGTAGTTAAGTATAGTACGGCCAGTCAAATTAAAAATAGAGCTGCAGGTGATAAGATGCCAGTTAGAAATGAATTAATTTTAATGAATTATGAACCAATGATTGAAGAACAATTAAAGATATTTTAGATGTTTGAGTTAGTTAATTTATTTTAAATAAATATTAAGGAGGATATGCATGGATAAAATGATTAATTTAGAAACCTTTGCTAATGGAGCACTAGCAGAAAGAATGAATCAAGGATTGAAGGAGGTGTTAGAAAATATTGCTGATAAGAATACAGATAGTAAACCTAAAAGAAAATTAACTTTAGACATGACATTTAGTACAGATGAAGAAAGAGAACTTACAGAAGTAACAATAACTGCAAAGGCAAAGTTAGCGCCTAGAAGTGCAATAGCAACTAAGATAATTATTGATAAGGACCTTAATGGAGAAGTTCTAGGAACTGAGTTCAAGAAACAAGTTAAGGGACAAACTTACATGAAGGTTGACAATGAAACAGGAGAAGTATTCATGGGTGGAACAGATGAAGCACCAAAAGAAGTAATAAATGAAACTAACGAAAATGAATTAGCAGGCTTACAAATAGTAAAATAAATAAATTTTAGGAGGAATAAAAGATGATAAGTGAAGGATTAAAAGGAGCAATTGAATTACTAATTGAGGAAGGAGAAAGCAAGTATATCAAAGAGGATATCAATGGAGCTACGTATACTAATAAGAATCTTACAAGAGTTGAGGAACCAATATCAAGAGCATTAGAAACAACTACATTAACATCAATAGTAGATTACATTAAGGAGAATGTAGATAGTATTAAGGATGGCAACATAATAGTACATGTTATGAGCTATGACAAGGTAAGTATTAAAAAGGAACTAAACTCCGATAAGAGAAGAGAATGTGTAATGATAGCTGAGGCATTAACACCGGACATAGTAACAGATAGATTTATAGATCCAGAGAGATTTAATATTATGCTGCAGAGTTCATTCATAGAAAATGAAGATAGAAACAAGTTGTTAAAAGTAAGTGGAAACATTAAAGAAGAGAATGTTAAATCAGTAGGTGATGATGGAGTAAGTCAAAGTGCTGCTATCAAAGTTGGAGTAGCAAGTGTAGCAGAAGTTGTAATTCCTAACCCAGTTATATTAGCACCATTTAGAACATTTCCAGAGGTAATTCAACCAGAGAGTAAGTTTATATTTAGAATGCAAACAGGTCCACAATGTGCTTTATATGAAGCAGATGGAGGAGCATGGAGAAACGTTGCAATGGAAAGTATAAAAGAATATCTAAAGGCTAGATTAGAAGGTTTGGACAATGTAAAAATAATATCTTAGTCTAGGAATAAGGTCATATGGGAGTACTGCTGCAAGGTTGTATTCTCATATGACAATCAAATAATAATTAATTGGAGGGAATATGCATGGAAAAGCCCATATTATTCAATACTGAAATGGTTCAAGCTATTTTGGAAGGAAGAAAGACAGTTACTAGAAGAGTTATTAAGTTACCTAAGCACGTAGAAGAGCAAGAAAATGGACTATATACACTATACGCTGAAGGTGGAGCCTATATAGATGCAAAATTTGAAACTGTAAAAGACTATATAAATCCACCGTATAAAATTGGAGATATTCTTTATGTTAGGGAAACATGGGGAATACAGAGCATGAAGAATTATGGCAAGAGGGTTAAATTTTTATTTAAGGCTGAGACTAATAAAGAGTTGAAAGAGGTTGCATTATCTGAGAGCAGATATGACGATATGCTTAAATATTCTTTTAAAAATGGATGGCAGCCAAGTTTATTTATGCCGAAAGAAGCAGCAAGAGTATTTTTAGAGGTTACAGATGTAAGAGTTGAAAGAGTACAAGGAATTACTTATGAAGAGAGTTTAAAAGAAGGATTAAAAACTAGATATGATGGATGGACATTAGGATTCAAGAACCTATGGGATAGTACTTTAAAGAAGGAACAACTAGGGTTATACGGTTGGGATGCTAACCCTTGGGTATGGGTTATAGAGTTTAAAGTCAAGGAGGTAAAAATGTAATGGAATTTATAAATCCAGAAGAATTTAAAAATCAACCTAAGGAAATACAAAAGGTATTTATTGAGTGGTGGCAACCTCAACAATTTGATTTATATATATTTGATGGACATTTTTTACAAATAGTTAAGAAATATAGTCAAAATTATATATTGCCATATAAAGGTAGTAATGTTTGGGAAGCAAAAGAGCATTGTATACCATTTTTCACAGAAGGTCAGCTTAGAAAGTTTATTGAGGATAAGATGTGTGGGAGAATAGAAACCATTGATTATTTGAGTGATGGGTATGATTTTTATTACTATGATGAATACAATAATCAGTATTGTATAGGAGAAGAATTAGGTGATAATTTACTTCAAGCATATTGGAAAGTAGCTTGTGAAATAGCGAAGGAGAGTGTTGAAGGTGGCTTGTAATTCAGCAAAAGTAAGACAGTTACTAACAACTATAAGAGAATTAGCACCAGTGATGAATGAAGAGGAAATAACTGAGATAGGTATTGTTATGCTAAAGGTTTTAAAAAGGTTAGAGAAGGAGAATGAAGATAATGGAATACATTAATGAAATTAATATCAATGAAGCTATAATTCACATACTAGAGAATAATGCAGATGAACCAGTATTAAATAAATATTCATTGGAGCTAACAGAAGAGGTATACACCTTTATTTTTAAACATATTCAAAGATGCTTAAGGGATGAAGAGTTAAGATATGCAATGTTTAATGATGAAAAAAACATTGTAAAGGAAATATCTCAGGAATATTTAAATGGAGAAAATAGTTTAATAAATGTTTCTCAGGAGTTAGCTAATCAAATGTTTAGGTTAATGAGGTCAAAAGGTGATATACCTTCATGTGATTTGCTTACTGTATCCTTTACTACAGAGTATGGAGCATTTATAGGGATATTTAAGATGGACTACATTAAAAACTACATGCATAATGTGGAGTTTGTAGATGGAAAGATTGGAATAGATATAATACCTCAATTTACTGGATTACCATCAAGTAGTGCAAGAATACAAAAGTGTGCATTTATTAGGACTATAGATAAGGATAACTCATATGATCTACTAGTCATTGACAAGAGAAATAAGAGAGCAAATGAAGATAAGGAATATGGAGCTAACTATTTTATTGATAATTATTTAGGATGCACTGTTATAGAAAATGACAGAGATAATACTAAAGGATTTATCAAAGGTAATGAAGTGTTTATTAGGAACTATATTTCAGAAGATGTAGCTGCAGCTGAAAAAGTTAGAAGGAAGATAAAAGAAAAATTAACAACAGATGATGAAGTAAATATTGAGGAAATGGCTGAGATACTAGAAGAACATAAGCCAGGTACTAAAGAAAGCTACATGATGTATATGGAATCATTATGTAATCAAAAGTTTCCTATAGATAAAAACTATACTGAAAAGAGGTTAAAGAGGGCAAGATTAAAGATAGATAGAAATATTGACTTATACATTAGCCAAGATGCATACAAGGACTCTAGTAGATTTGAGATTACTAGAAATGGTGATGGAAGTATTAATATGACTATCAAGAATATCAATAATTATATAGAAAAGTAAGGGGGAAAACCATGGCTAATACAATGAGTAATGAAAGTTTAGAATATCTAAAAAAATGGACTCCCGAGCAATGTTGTAAATCTAATTCTAAAGATACTATTTTAATAGTGTTAAAACAATGCGAAGAACATTTAAGAGCATTAGAGGAAGTATGGGCAGAGATAAAAGAAAAAGGTCAAGAAAACGAATTGAAAGATTATATAGACGTAACTAAAGAACAATATAAACTTGTGAAACCTTGGAAAGTATATTTAGAAAATTATTTGGAGTGTGATATTAATGAAGTTAATGATGCACGTACTAAAGAGTAACCCAGGTTTAAAACTAAATAATGAAAAAATAACCTTTGATGAAATTTTGGATAAGCTTAAAGAGGAATATAACGAGGTTGTTGAAGCTACAGATGCTTATTCTAAACAGAGAACATTATCGACATTAAAAGAAGTCATAAGAGAAACGTTTGATTTATGCCAGGTATGTATTTTAATGTTATGGAAGTGTCACAGGAAAGCAATAACATTTAATGAACCTAAATTAATTCAAGATTTAAATATAGAGCATAAAGATAAACTTGCATCAAGAGGATGGATTTTCAAAACTGGAATTGAAATAGATGTAAAAGAATAAGGGGATGTAAAGTATGTTAACAATTTTAATCAGCTTAGCATTGATATTTGTAATATTTATAATGTTTCTTTTCAAAAGTGCAAATGGTAATAGAAGAGATTTAATGTGTTATGAGAAATGCATAGCTAAAAGTGAACATACAGAAGATGATTGTAAAATGTGCATTGATGCAGGGCAATGTATTAAGAAGTTATAGGAAATAGTGGACAGGCGGTGGTGCTTGTCCACCTTTATAAACAAAAGTGGGGTGATTAAGTGATTTTAGCAATAGATCCAGGGAATATTGAAAGTGGATATGCATTTATAGATAAAGATGCATTAGAACCTTTAGAAGTAGGGAAAATTAAAAACGAAGAATTAATGGAGAAAATGGGACGAGGGTATGAGGTTAAATATGTAGCTATTGAAATGGTAGCATGTTATGGGATGGCTGTTGGTAAGAGTGTATTTGATACTTGTGTATGGATAGGACGGTTCGTTGAACAAACAAAGTATTGCTTTGATATAACTCCACAATTTATTTATAGGAAAGATGAAAAGATGAATTTATGTGGCAGTATGAAAGCTAAAGATTCTAACATAGTCCAGGCCTTAGTAGATAGATTTGCACCTAATACAAGTAATAAGGGAAAAGGAACTAAGAAAGAGCCAGGATGGTTCTATGGTTTCAAGAAGGATATATGGCAAGCTTATGCAGTAGGTGTAACTTATCATGATATGTATTTGAAGGAGGAGATTAAATGAGTAATTGCAAATATGATTTTGGGGTTTTTCATAATGAATGTGAAGCAACAAATATAGTAGGTGTAGTAGAACTATTTAAGAACAAAGAGAGCTTTTTAAAAGCTTGTTATGCAAATTATGAAGATGTTATAAAAGATAAAACATTTACTGTTGATGATGTAAGAGAAGGTCAAATAAGATATTTACCTAGAGGTATGGATGGCAATGAAAGTGGATATTACCTTGTAAGCGGAAGGATGAAAGGCTCTTCAGATGTTTATTATATAGATTTATAAAATAATAATTAAAATAGGTGATAAATATGAACAAATATTACTTTGAAGAAAATTATTCAAGGGAAGAAATTAGAGATAAAGAACTTATAAGAAGGATATGCAGGGCTGTTAATTTAGATAAATGGCACCATAGATATGGATTTGATTTTATTAAAGTAGATGGTAATGTATATAGCTATAGAGATTTAGGTAATGCACAGGTTTTAAATTTAGTATCTGGAGAATTTCTAAAAGAAATGAGAAAAGATGGTATGACTTTTAAAAATGATGATTTATCCAGTGGAACTGAAGAAGTGGATGGATTAATAAAATTTATTATTTGATGTGTAATTTGTAAATATTGCGAACTAATTAAGGAAATCTGATCTTTGAAAATTGAATAATACGGTATTAGAAAAATATGTTATAATTAACTCATAATTGTATTATTATATGAGTTAGTAGTTTTTTACTAAACGATAAATTAGAATTTATAGGGGAGAATATTGATGGTACAAGTAGATATAAAAGAGGCATATGATAAATACATTAAGAGCTTAGGTAGTGGACGTGATGATGATATCGAAAAAGCAAAATATAATCTATTATGGGAAGCTTCTAATTTATTTGAAATAATTGTTAATTACATTACATTATATAAACATGGTGTAAAATATGGTTTTGGTAAAAGTATTATTCCCAAAGGAACCAAGTTATATCGTATTAGATGTTATGAGACTGATACCGATTTTTCAAATCCAAGTCAATGGAAAGCCCCACCACATAAGCCACAAAATAGGGCAAATATTAAAGGACAAGAAGCACTATATTTAGGAAGCACAGAGACGATTTGTATGTTAGAAGCCCATATAAAAAAAGGTGATAAATATGCATTAGGGATTTATGAAGTCGAAGAGGATATTGAAGTTGGAGGTTATCTAACATATGATTCAAATAATATACTTCATAACTGGGCGGGAACGGTTTTAAATGCTTTTTTGATAGCACCTTCCCGTAGTCAGAGAAATAAAGAGCTATTTTCCTATTTAGATTCTTATTATGGTGTATTAACATTAGATGATTTTGCAAACACGAATGAGTTAAATGAAAATAGTGGATTACAACTTCCTATGAAATTTGGAGTGTTAAATCAACTTGAGCAATATTACAATCTTACAAATCAATTATGCAATATTCTCTCTGCGGATATTCCTGATGGTATAAGATATAGTTCATGTTATCTCCCACTAGAAACTGTGGGTATAGAGTGTTCCAATTTTAATATTGTTTTGTATAGCGAGGGGATTTCTAAAGTTAAGCTTATTGACCATAAAATCAAAACAAATATACTTGATTTTGATTATACAGATTTGTTGAAAGTTATAATGAAAGGTTAAATCCCAGTTTATCGACTAAATTATGAAAAATACCGTATTATTCAAAATGAATATGCGGTATTTTTTAGTTCGCATTTCAAGGAAATGGAGACTCATAAATAGTCTCCATTTGTTAATCCATATCTACACTGAGTATTCTGGGATGAATATATCCATCTTCAACTTCAATGCGATTTTTATTAGAAAGAGTTTCGATTGCTTCAAAAATTTCATTAAATGTAAGTTCTTTAATGTTAATTTCGGAAGCATAAATAGGTTTATTAGTTTTTTCAAAGTGAATTCTCAAATAACCTAATACAACCAAAGCTTTATTATCTAACATAACAAACACCCCTTTAATAATATTTTATCACATATAAATAAAAATGAATTTAATAGATTACTGTATATAGGTTTTTATCAGATAAACATATATTTTAAGGAGTGGTAATGTGGATCACAAAAGAGAGATGCTTAAATATTTTAAAGAGTTATCTTATAGGCATAATCTTTGGAAGGTATATTCGGACTTCTTGGAAATGAGTGCGATATCAATTAGATGTTGTACGGATATAATTTATAAGATTAAGGGAGAAAAACGATATAAAGACATTTTAGATAGCTATAACGATAAAGAGAAAGAGATGTTTCCTAAAATACTAGGAGAATTAGTGATGGCATTAGAAACTCCGGGGGATTACTTAGGGGAGGTATTTATGGAGTTAGAATTGGGCAACAAATGGAAAGGTCAATTTTTTACACCATATAATTTATGTCTTTTAACAGCCAGTGTAGCAATTCAAGATATGAAAGATAAAATTAGGGAAAAAGGATTTATTTCTCTAAATGAACCTGCTTGTGGTGGTGGTGCTATGATTATAGCAGTTGCTCAAATTATGAGAGAGAAAGGATTTAACCCACAAAGACAATTAAAAGTTATAGCACAGGACCTGGATCAAAAGGCAGTTTACATGAGCTATATCCAGTTAAGTCTATTAGGTATACCAGCGCAAATATGTCATGCTAATACTTTAAGTTTAGAAGTGTTTGATGTATGGGAAACACCAATTTATGCGATAAATGGCTGGAGAAACAGGTGAGGAGTGATAAAACATGGGTAAGAATATCATTCAAGATGAAGATATAAAAACTTTTCAGGCTATAATGGAAGAGTTTAAAGGGCTCCAGGATACAGAATACGATAAAGCTTATGAACTACACAAAGTAGCCTTAAGTGCTTATGATAGATGGAGTACAATTTTATTTGAAACTAGACAAGCTGAATGGAAAGGTAAGGATCCAGCACTGAAAGAAAGAATTAAACAAGTACTTGATATGTTAGATAAGGTTTATACATCAGCAAGGATGGTGTGGGGAAGAAGTAAAACAGATTATGATAACAAAAGTAGATATTAGCAATAGGGGGATATTATGAGTAATACTTTAGATAGAATAAAGAAATATAAAGAACTTAAAGCTGATATAGTTGATATTAATATAAGAATGGAAGAGCTAGAAGAAGAGATAGTGGGTATAAGTGCTCAACCTTCAGGAGAAAGAACTGGACAAACATACAAAATTACATCTAGCGTAGAGCAGCAAGCAGAAAAGCTAATGGAGAAGAAGGATGAACTTCTTAAGGTGAGAGCTGATAAAGAAAGGGAATTAGATAGAATAGATAATGCACTAACAGTATTAACAGATGAAGAAAGAGATATAATAGAAACAGTATATATAGAACATAAAAAGTATTGGAAACTAGAAGAAAAGCTAAATAAAACATATGCTAGGTTAAAGCAAATAGAGAAAGTAGCCATCAGGAAGATGTCAAAGTATATACCATAGTACAACTTCAAGAGAACAACAATAAAAACTATAGAAAAACTATAGAAAAACTATAAGAAATCAATATATGCATATGAGATAATAGTATTAGGTTAAGTAGTAACCGAAAGTTTTTCAACATTACTTCCCCTTTTTAAAATAATGCAAACAACCCCAATAAAAAAGACATCTATAGAAATATAGGTGTCTTTTTAGAAGGTATTTTTATATTTATATAGAAATGTAAATATAAGGGGAGTGAGAAAATGGAGTTAAGCAATAAAAATAAAGTTTTAATAGCTATGTATAAGGTTTATAATGAGGATGTATACAATATAGAAAATGTTGTAAATGCAAAAGAAATAGGGATATCCTTTGAAGAATTTAAAATAGCATTAGATAAATTAAGTAGAGAAGGGTTAATAGAAGGTGTTAAATTTGCATATGCTGGGAATAAACCACCATTACCGTTTTGGGATAAAGCATATATAACGATTAAAGGTATGGAGTATGTGGAAAATAATATAGGGATAGAACATACACAAGATAAAAAAGAAAAAATAAAATTTATTATAAAAGAATGTATAAAATACGGTTGGGAAGAAATAAAAGATATAGGAACAACTTATGCGGCGAAATGTACTGTTGAATTTATTAAAGATTAATATTTATTAAAAAAGAATTCTAGAAATAGGGTTCTTTTTTATTTAATAAAAATAGGAGTGATAAGTATGAAGTTTATTAAACTCTACACATATTGGAGGAATGAAAAACTTGAATGTTGCTGTCCTCCACAAAATAGATGCTTAAAAGATAGAGAATGTGAGCTTATGGAATTTACATATAATGAGTTTGAAGGAACTAAAGAATGTATGAAATCTAGAAGTTATAAAAGAAATAAAAGAGGAGCTATTTCTCAAAAATAAAAGTAAGTTAGAGACGAGGTGGTGATGTGGCGAGGGTACGAAGCCCCAATAGGGATAAGGCAAAGAAGATGTATTTTGATGCTAAGGGAGATATAAAACTCGTAGATATAGCATCTCAATTAAATATAAAGGATTCCCAGGTTAGAAAGTGGAAGTCACAGGATAAATGGGATGAAGAATTAAAAGGAACGTTACCAAAAGATAAAAGGAACGTTACTAATAAAAAATCAAATAAGAGTACACCTATAAAGGAGCCTATTGCAGAAGAAGTAAAAGAGGTATTAAGAAATACTAATCTTACTGATAAGCAAAGGCTCTTTTGTATTTATTATATAAAGTGTTTTAATGCTACTAAGTCATATTTAAAGGCATATGGTTGTAGTTATGAAACTGCTATGGTAGAGGGATGTAATAGCCTAAAAAACCCTAAGATTAAAGCTGAAATACAAAAGCTTAAACAGAATAAACTTAATAGAGCATTGCTTAGTGAAGATGATATTTTTCAAAAATATATAGATATTGCTTTTGCTGATATAAATGATTTTATGAGTTTTGGTAAAAAACATGTGAAATGTTGGACTAAAGATAAAGATGGCAATGATATTCCGGTAATAGATCCTAACACTGGAGAACAAAAGGTAATTAGCTATAATGTAGTTGATTTGAAAGAGAGTGATAATGCTGATACAACTCTTATAAGTGAAGTATCTGAAGGAAAAGACGGAGTAAAGGTTAAGTTGCAAGACAAAATGAAAGCATTGCAATGGTTAAGCGAGCATCTGGACCTACTTACTAAATTACAAGCAGATAAACTTGAATTAGAAAAAGAAAAGCTCGAAATAGCTAAGATTAAGTCAGGAGCATATGAGGAAGATGAAGAAGTAGAAGATGATGGATTTATAGATGCACTTCATGGAGCTGCTAAGGGAGTGTGGGACAATGAAGAAGATAGTTAATAAGATTAAAAAAGCTGTTTTTAAATTTAGTCCATTTTCCATAAAGCAACTTAAAGTACTTACCTGGTGGATGGATGAATCACCGGTAAAGAATAAGGATGGAGTAATTGCAGATGGTTCTATAAGAAGTGGTAAAACTGTGTCTATGTCATTATCATATGTTATTTGGGCCATGGAAACTTTCAAGTATCAAAACTTTGGTATGTGTGGTAAGACGATAGGTTCATTTAGACGTAACGTTTTATTTTGGCTTAAATTGATGCTTAAATCTAGAGGATATAGAGTAGAGGATTTAAGAGCTGATAACCTCATTATCGTTACTAAAGGAAAGATATCTAATTATTTTTATATATTTGGTGGTAAGGATGAAAGGTCACAAGATCTTATCCAAGGTATAACTCTAGCTGGTTGTTTCTTTGATGAAGTAGCATTAATGCCCGAAAGCTTTGTTAACCAGGCAACAGGTAGATGTTCAGTAGATGGTTCTAAGTATTGGTTTAACTGTAATCCGGATGGGCCATATCATTGGTTCAAATTAAACTGGATGGATAAGAAAAAAGAAAAGAACTTACTATATCTTCACTTTACTATGGATGATAACTTATCATTATCAGAAAGAGTTAAAGAAAGATATAGAAAGATGTATTCAGGAGTATTTTTCAAAAGGTATATACTCGGACTTTGGGTAATGGCCGAAGGAATAATATTTGATATGTTCAATGAAGACATACACAAAGTAGACACTAAAGAAAGAAAGTATACTGAATACTATGTTAGTTGTGACTATGGTACTCAAAATGCTACCGTATTTATTCTTTGGGGTAAATATAAGGGCAAATGGTATGCAGTAAAAGAATATTATTACAGTGGTAGAGAAACAGTAAAGCAAAAATCAGATGATACTTATTATAAAGATTTAGAAAATTTTTTAGGTAATATAATTCCTAAATATATAATTATAGATCCTAGTGCTGCATCATTTATAACTCTCATAAGAGAAAAAGGGAAATATAAAGTATTGCCAGCAAATAATGAAGTAGCAGATGGTATAAGAAAAGTTGGAAGGGCTCTTAATGAAATATTAATACTATTCAATGATTGTTGTATTAATTGCTTTAGAGAGTTTTTTTCTTATGTCTGGGATGAAAAGGCAGCTAACAGAGGTGAGGATAAACCGGTAAAAGATAATGATCACTGTATGGATGCTATAAGATATTTTGTAAATACAATTATCTTAAGTGGCTACAATGACAAACCATATAGTGAAGAAATAACATCTCAAGGAAGAGGAGTTATTAACACTAATAATAAAACCAGAAGGAAAGGAGGTACTATATTCTAATGGCAGATAGTAAAAGAAATTTAAAAACTATAAGGGAACAATTATTGGAGTTACCTGATGTAGAAAAAAGAGAACGGGAAAAAGTAAGAGTTGATTATTATTTTTACAAAGGCAGATGTGAAGATGAAGATAAAGCTAAATATGATAAAGCATTACTAGGACAAAATTGGGAACTGCAAGACAATATAGGTTATATACCTACGCAAGAAATAAGGAATAAAGTAAAACCTCTTATAAAAAAACAAGCTAGATTTATGTTTGGCAAGGAGCCTACAATAACTCTAAAGCCTAAAGACATAAAAGATAAAGAAAAATGTGAAGCACTAAGGCAGTTTATTGATAAAGTATTTATGGATAAAACAAATCAATTTTGGAAAAAGACTAGGAAAGCATTTCTTAATAGTACTATAAAGAAAAGAGTTTTACTAAGGGTGGAAGCTAACCCTGATTTACCTATTCTAATTAAGTATGAAGATATAGAGGATTTCTACTATAAGGAAATTAACAATATTTTAGTAGAAGCTAAATTCTTTGAAGAGGATAAGAAGAACATATATGCAAAAGAAGATTCTGAAAAGATTTATTATATTCATAGATATTACTATAATAAACTAGAAGAAAGTGAAGAAATATCAGCCTTTTATCAAAAGTTAACTTACAAAGGTGATAAACTCAATGAAGCTATAGCAGATGAACCTGCTGATACAGGGTTTTCAATAATTCCATGTTGGCTCATAAAAAATGGCGGTGAGTTAAATGAAGAATTTGGAGAGTCTGATATAGAAGATTTAAAGGATATTCAGAATAATTACAATAGAACTGTTTCTGATTATAGAGATGCTCTTAGATTTGAAATGTTTGGTGCTGAAGCAGTAATTGATGGAAATCAAGATGACGTAAACAACTTTGTTATTGCACCAGGAGCACTTCATGCAGTTAAAACAGACCAACAAGCAGCAGCACAAGGAAAGCAAGCAGTAGTTCAAAGAATAGAGTACAGTTTTAGTTCAAGTGGTGCAGTGAATAATTATCTTGATAGATCAATGCAAGATATGAATTTTGTTTTGGATATGCCTAGTATAAAAGATATGAATAACATACCTTCTGCTAAAGCTATGAAATATCTTTATAATGATCTTATTGCTAGGTGTGAAGAAAAATGGAGTGACTGGCAACCTGTTTTTGAAGAATTAATCCATTTTATAATTAATGCTGCAAAGTATTGTTATAGTGATTTTAAAGAGGAATGGAAATCATTAGAATATACTATACTATTTGAACGTAATTACCCTATACCAAGTGATGAAGAGGATAAAAAGAAAATAGGAATGGATGAAGTGGCTTCAGGGGTAAGAAGTAAGAAATCTTATATAAAAGAATTTACAAATGAAGAAGATTCAGAAGAATCATATAGGGAAATTTTAGAAGAGAAGTCACTTGAAGCAGGTATTGAAATGGGTGAATTAAGTCCAGGTAATAAAACTAATGCTAAGAATAATACTGATAAAGATGAAGAGGATGAAGAAAAAGAAGATGATCTAAATGAGTGATAGTACAGTTTTATATAAAAAGTTAATGGAAGAAGCTCAGAAGAAGAAGCTCAAGTTAAATTCTGATAGTATAAGGAAATTAAATAAGTTGTATGAAAGCACACTAGAATCTGTTATAAGAAAGGCAGGTAGTGCTAGAGGTGGTTTCACTAAAACATGGTTAAAAGATTATGAAAAGTTTCTTAGAATTAAAATGAATGAGCTAAACGAGCAATTAGTAAGATTAACAAAAGATACAATTAAAACTTCGTCACAAATAGCATCTAGTGTAGAGGGGGACTTTTTAACTCATATAGATAATAAGTATGATTTAGATATTCCAAGAGAATTAATTGATTTTGCTTATAGTATCAATAATGATGCAATCTTAAGCATAATCAATGGTGGATTTTACAAGGATAATAAAAGCTTATCAGACCGTATATGGGGATATGGAGATAAAAACATATCAGATATACAATACATCTTAAATAAAGGTATGATTGAACAGAAATCATATTTAGAGATTGTAAAAGACTTAGAGAAATATGTTAATCCTACTGCTAAAAAGGATTTTAACTGGAAGAGAGTATATCCTGGGGTTAATAAGAATGTTGATTATAATGCTCAAAGACTTTTAAGAACTTCTATGAATCATTCATTTTTTAATAGTAATATTTCTAATTGGAATGAAAATCCTTATGTTGAAGCTATACATTGGGAATTATCATCTCAGCATTATGCCAGACAGATAAAAGCATTTGGTCCTGATGTATGTGATGATTACACTAATCAAGATGATTATGGCTTAGGACAAGGTAATTTTCCTAAAGATAGAGTACCAATACCACATCCGAGTTGTATGTGCTATCAATATGCCGTAATACCTAAATCTTTAGATGAAGTAGGTAGAGAGCTTAGACAATGGTTAAATGGCGGTAGTAATTCAATATTGGATGGTTGGTATAGTAATTATAAAGAGGTGGGGTAAAGTATGAATAATAGTAAAACTAGGGTAACTAATATGAATGTAGTGTGTGATAAATGTAAACATGAATTTAAAGTTAAGCCTAATAGAATTAAAACTAAGTATATTACTGATGATGTAGAGAAGATGTACTTTAAATGTCCTAAGTGCAAAGATGAATACATTGTTGGATATAGAGATAGTGAAGTAAGGGACAACATTGAACGTATAGTAGCTATCGTAGATGAAATAAATCAGAATAGGGTTAAATATACTCTTCAAGCAATTGAAAGCCTACAGAGGGAATATGGAGAGCTTAAGGATAGGAACATGGAATTAAGTAATAGGTATAAAGCTTTATTTAAATAATAAGGCTTATTTTTATTTGTAGGAGGTTTTCTATGAAATGGTTAATTGAAAAGTTAAAACAAGTGTTTGGGATTGAAAATCATGAACATGAAATAGTTTATCAAAAAGGCTATGGATATAGATGCAAACATTGTGGAAAAACTAAAAGTGAAATTGTGGAGGGAAATAATGAATATACCAAACAAAGTTAGAATTGGTAGCGCAGATTATGAAGTCAAACAAGAGGATGAAACTATCACAATAAATTCAGTGCAATGCAAAGGTATGATAGATTATGAATATCATGAAATTAAAATTGATACAAGTATTCAAGATAAACAAGGTATGGAACAGACCTTTTTACATGAATTAGTTCATGGAATAGTAAGGGAAAGAAGCTTAGATTTACAGAATAGTGATGATGAAACAATTGTAGATGAAATTGCAATGGGATTACATCAAGTTATAAGGGATAATATAAAAATTTTCTGTAGTGATGATAAATTAGTGTTAAATACATCAAAATCAAAGATAGTCTTGAATGATGGAGAAATGCTTTCTAAACTTTATGCTTTAACAGAAGAGATGGCAACGAATGAATATATACCAAAACCATTAAGAAACGAATTTAGTCAGAAACTTTCAGAAATAAATTTATCATGGACTGTTGAGAATGAATAATTGAATCTTAGGAATAAAGGGGATGTACAAGATGAATATAAAAAGTAATAGGGATGGTTCGAAATGGATTGAAATAACAAAAGCTTTATTTTTATGGAGAACGCATCCTAAAGCTAGGTCGCAGTTTATAGCATGGAAAGCACCAGGTATTAAAAAACTCTATGCATTGCAAAATTGTAGATTTAGAATACACAAAGGAGCGAATTTTGAGCCTTGGAGCATTAAAAATTTAAGGGTATTTATTAGGCTACCATTTTTCTATTGGGATAAACATAATAGTGGTTGGGAGTTTGGATTACCTAATTTATATTTATGGTGGCACGTAGCAAGAACTCATTAAGCTTTAGAAATAAGGCTTTTTATTTTCGCCTTTTTTAGTTGTTAAGTAGGCGGTAAAGAACTTAAGAACAACTCTATTCGTGGTTCACTTGCACGGTAAAAAGTGAAATTAGAGATTAAGTAGGAGGAATACACATTATGCCAAACTTAAAAGAAATTATTGGAGAAGAATTATATAAGCAAATACCTGAGGACACTAAGAAAAAGTATAAAGATGCTAATTTAGAAGATGTATCAAATGGTGCTTATGTTACAAAAGAAAGATTTAACCAGGTAAATACAGAAGCTAAAGACTATAAGCAACAAGTATCTGAAAGAGATAAGCAAATTACTAGTTTGAAAGATGAATTTAAAGATGCAACAGGATTAAAAGAAAAGGTAGAGAAGCTTGAAGCTGATAATAAGAAGAAAGATGATGATTACCAATCTCAACTTAAACAGTTGCAATTTGATAATGCATTAAATCAAGCACTGAAGGATACCAATCCTAAGAATGTAAAGGCATTAAAAGCAATGCTTGAATTAGACAAAGTAAAACTTGATGGTGATACCTTACTAGGGTTAGATGACCAAATAAAGTCAATTAAAAAAGAACATGACTATTTGTTTGAAAAAGAGATAAAAGGAACAGGTAGTTTTGTAACTGGTGGCACAGGTGATGGAACAGACCCAGCACCAGTAAATTTTGCAACTAACTTAGGTAAACAAAAAGCTGAACAATCAAAAGCAAAAGGGATTACTGATTTTATTAAATAAGAAATAATAGGAGGAATTGTTTATGAAACAAAGTTCATATCAAATAGGAGTAGCTCAAAAGGATATTAGAGCATTAGCAGGAGACCATTATGTAAATGTACCTATAAAGGTTACAAAAACAAATGTTACTGCAAGTTTAGTCAATGGAGTGTTGGAAGCTGGCACATTAATTACTGCAGGCGGAAAAACAGTAACATCAACTAGCAGTACTACTGACGTTTATGGAATTGTATTTGCAGATGTAGACTTTAATAATTCTAAAGGAACAGAAGTAGTTCCAGTAATGATACATGGTTTTGTTAATACTGCTAAGATAAAGCTAAATTCTACAACAGAAGTTGCAGCAGTAGAAAAAGCTAAGTTAAACATGATCGCATTTTTATAATTATAAGATAATATAGGAGGAATAGCACATGGAATTAAAAGATTTTATAAACAGTGCTAATATAGCATTATACATGAAGGAATTACCGCAGGAAGAAAGCATAGATAAAGCTTTATTCCCTGTAAAAAAACAGATGGGAACAGAAATTGAGTTAGCTAAAGGAGCTAAAAAGAAAGCGGTAGCATTAAGAATGTCACAATTAGATGTAGCTGCTAAAGTTAGAGCATTAAATGCTACTTTAAGTGTAGAAAAAAGAGAATTACCATTTTTCAAAGAAGCTATAGGAATTAATGAAACTACTAGAAGAGATTTAGTTAATGCTGCTAATTCTAACAACCAAAACTTAGTTGAAGCTCTTACTAAACAAGTTTTTGAGAACTATGAAAACTTAGTTGAGGGTGCTAATATACAAGCAAAGAGAATGAGAGCATCTCTAATCCAAAATGGTGAGATAAACATAACTACTGATGATGGTGATATCGTAGTAGATTATGGAGTTCCATCTAATCACAAAGTTACAGTTCTAAGTTCAGATATGTGGAATGTCCCAACAGCAGATATAATTGGAGATATAAAGAAATATCAAAAGGCAATTACAGATGATCATTACACAAAACCTACCATACTTTTATTAACTGAATCTACATTTGATGCTACATTCTTAGTGAATACTGCAATAATTAATCACTTAAAAGGTGGAGAAAGCACTAAGAATATGATTTTATCACAAGCAGATTTTATTAATTTTGCTAAAGAGAGACTAGGAATATCTGTAGTATTCTTAGAAGAAACTACTTATATACCAGCAGAAGGTGCAGAAGAACAACCTTACTATGAGAATGGTAAGATAACTCTTATGAGTGGTACCACATTAGGTAATACTGTGTATGGTGCAACACCTGAGGAGTGGGATAAGCTTTATGGTGGAGGTAAATTAGATACTTCACTTGTTAACAATGCCATTGCAATAACTGTTATGGTAAAGGAAGATCCAGTATCTGTAGACACTAAAGTTTCACAAATGGTACTTCCTAGCTTTGAAAGAGCTGACGAAGTATTCTTTGCTACAGTTTATACAGTATAGAGGGAGAGAGAAATCTCTTCTTCTTTTATTTTATTTTTGAAAGGTAGGTAATTATAAATTATGGCTAGTAAAAACATAAAAGTAAAAGCATTGATAAATGTACAATATAATAAAAAAATATACAAAGTTAACTCAGTGATAAAAATGAAAGAAACTGACTATGTAAAATTGAATGATAAAGGAATAGTTGAACTATTAGATGATGAAGAACCAGAGGAACAGCCAAATGAAGAAGTGGACGAAGAACCAGGTACAGAAAATCCTAGAGAAGAATAGGTGGTAAAGTGGATAATTTAGAATTATTAAAAATATTATTGCAAGAAAAAAAGTACCCTTATTTTGATGATGCAGAATTACAGGTACTTTTAGAGTCTAATGATAATGATGTTTATCTAACCGCTTCAAAATTAGCCTTAATGAAAGCAAATGGTGATAAAAGTATAAAAGTAGGACCAATAACAATAGAAGGACCAGGTGCAGAGTATTGGATTAATTTATCTAACCAGTATACTGAAACTTCAAAAAGTAATAATAGTTCTATTGTATTGAGCGGATATAAAACTACAATGGCAAGGTGTGATGGTCAATGAGCATAAATAAGCAATATTTAAGAACCAAAGTAGCTGAAGCTATTAAGCAAATGCCTTATGACGTAGTTATTTACAGAGAAAAATTAAATGCTTACAAAGAGCCTGAAGGATATATTAAAGTAACTGAATTAGTAGGTATGCTTTATAAGGATTCTGATAGAAATATTCAAATCAATTTAAGTGATAAAGGAGAAGTTAATACACCTATAAATAAGAAGTTCTTAGTAGATTACAATGATAAATCTATATTAGTTCAGGAAGGGGATTTCTTATTTTGGGGAAATAAATGTTGGGAGATAATTTCACTTGGAGAAGAGTTTGAAATTTACTTTGAAATGGTGGTAGAAGAACATGAGTGGTTTGAAGTTTGATATTAGTGGCATAACAAAAGGTTTAGTAGAGTTTGATGCTAAGGCTAAGGCAGTATCTAAGATTTATGCAGAAACTGCTGGAGAAAAAATGGTCGGGTACGCAAAACCAAATGCACCATGGACAGATAGAACAGGTAACTCTAGGCAGACAATAGATAAAAATATAGTTACAGGGGCAAATACAACTCAAATACAACTTAGAGGTAATACGCCACATTTTAAGTATTTAGAATTAGCACATGAAAAGAAACATGCAATACTATGGCCAACAATTCAAAGACATTCTGCGGAAATTCTTAAAGGATGGGCAAAACTTATATGGAAGTGATTAAATGTTAATCAAATTATATGATTTTTTATACAGTAAAGATGTTAATGTTTATTTCATAGGTCAGCATAGTGGTACATGTGAAAAAAACTATGTAGTAATTAAAGATGGTGGTATATCGAGTTTGAACGGTAAGGCTGGAGATAAATATCTAGACCTTATTTTTTTTATACCTCAAAATAGATTCACTTCTATTGAAACATATAGAAAAACTATTATGAGTTATGTTAAGGAGTTTGGGAAATTAAGATATACAGGTAATGAAACATCAATAGTTACGGATGATGAAAAGAAAGCATTAACATTTTCTATAACTTATAAGATTCAAATGAAATTGGAGGGATAATTATTATGGCAGGAACACAATTAGAAGATAAGGTAATTTGTAATATAGAGTTAGTAGAAATAATAACCGGTGAAGAAGTGCCTAAAACATATTATTTTGATACTGCAGATGAAGCAGTTTATTCACCAGATATATCTGAAGGAAATGAGGATATAAAAAGAATTAAAAATAGGATAGTAGCAGTTAATAAAACTGAGGATATCCAATATGGTTCATCTATAACACTTAAAGATACATGTTTCCAACCAGAGGTGTTAGCAATAGTAGATGGAGGAACAATAAAAGGTACTACCGGAAATGTAACAGGATATTCAGCGCCTAAGAATGGTGAAGTTGTAAAAAGAATACCATTTACTTTGAATTTATATACTGCTGAAAAAGGTACAGAGGGAGAAGTAATTACTTATGCTAAATTCTCTTATCCAAGCTGCAAGGGTACACCAGCTAAGTTCTCATTTAAGGATGGAGAATATATGACACCTGAATATACTATAGTTTCAAGACCAGGTAAAGGGAAAGCACCGTACGACATAGATTTTGTTGAAGCATTACCAAACACTACAACTACACCGTAAAAGAGAGGATGATTTAAATGGAATTAACAAGTTTAGATAAATTAAAAGAAATTTCTAAAGGTCAAATAGTTAAATTAACAGGGTTTGATGAAGAGCCATTTGTAGCTAGGTTGAAAAGACCTAGCTTTTTAAATATGGTTAGCAATGGAACAATCCCAAATGAATTATTAAATGCAGCTTATATAGTTTTTAATGGTGCAAAAACAAGCAAAGATGTAGTTTCTATGAAAGAAGCTAATGAGCTTTATAGATTAGTTGCTAAATCTGCGCTAGCTGAGCCTACACTTGAACAGTTAGAAGAAATAGGTCTTGAGTTAACAGATGAACAATTAATAGAGATATTTAACTTTACTCAACTGGGGGTAAAAGCACTTAGATCCTTTCGTGATGAGCAAGAACGTACTAAGAGTAATAAGAGTAAGTAAAAAATATAATCAAAGACCTAGCGAGGTAGTGGGAATCAAAGATGATACTTACCTCGCTTTCTGTTTTGATGAAGCATGTGAGTATATTATGTCACATAAAAAAGTTAGATATGACACTAAAGGCAAAGGTGAAGAATATTGGGAGCCAAACCCTAAATGGATAGATGAAGTAAAAGAAAAGAAAACCAACAACATGGATTTAATAAAAGATATGAAATCTAATTTAGAAAAATATAAGCAAGGGGGTAAATAATTAGTGAGTGTGAACATAGGTAGTGCAGTCGGATATTTAACCCTTGATAGAAGTCCTTTTACTGCTGGATTAATGAGTGCTGGAAGGGATTTAGATACTTTTCTTAATAGAACTAAAAGTGGAAATGAGAGAATACAAGCTTTAGGCAGTACAATAACTACTGTAGGTAGTACAGTTACTAAAACATTTACCGTACCATTATTAGGAGTTGGAGCAGCTGCTACTATGACTGCTGCTAACTTTCAAGAAGGGATGTCTAAAGTACAAGCAATAAGTGGTGCAACTGCTAGTGACATGGAATTACTAAGTTCTAAAGCTAAAGAGATGGGAGCTAAGACTAAATTTAGTGCAAATGAAGCAAGTGAAGCTTTAAGTTATATGGCCATGGCAGGATGGAAAACTACTGATATGTTAGATGGCTTAGAAGGAATAATGGATTTAGCTGCTGCTAGTGGAGAAGATTTAGGATTAGTAAGTGATATAGTTACAGATGCTTTAACTGCATTTGGACTTCAAGCTAAAGATAGTGCTCATTTTGCAGATGTATTAGCTATGGCAAGTAATGCGTCTAACACTAGTGTAAGTATGTTAGGAGAGTCATTTAAATATTTTGGGCCAGTAGCAGGAGCTATGAAATATTCAATTGAAGATACAGCTATAGCTATGGGTATAATGGCCAACAGTGGAATTAAGGCTAGTCAAGCAGGTACAGCATTAAGAGCAGCGTTAGCATCATTATTAAAACCAAGTGATCCAGTATTTTCAGCCATGGAAAAATACAATATATCTTTAACTAGAGCAGATGGAAGTACTAAATCTTTGAATGAAGTAATGTTAATGTTGAGAAATAACTTAGGTGGACTAGATGAAGCAGAAAAAGCAGCAGCAGCATCCACTTTATTTGGAACAGAAGCTATGTCTGGTATGCTGGCTATAGTAAATGCTAGTGATACAGATTTTAATAATTTATCGAGTGCAATAAATAATTGTGATGGAACAACAGCTAAGATGGCTGCAACAATGCAAGACAACTTAAAAGGTTCTATAACTAAAATAAAAAGTGCGTTAGAAGGAGCAGCAATAAGTATAGGTGAAAGATTGATACCTATGATTGGTAGTCTTGCAGATAAGGTACAGGATGTAGTTGATTGGTTTAATGACTTGGATGATACTACAAAAGATAATATAGTAAGGCAAGGATTATTTGTTGCAGCTGCAGGTCCAGTGCTTATAGTATTAGGTAAATTAACTAGTGGCATAGGAAAAGGTGTTCTAACTGTAGGGAAATTAACTAGTGGCATAGTTAAAATGAGTACAGCAACAGGAAAAGCAAATCTTATTGCATCATTGACTGCAAAAGGTGGTATTGGACAATTAGCGGCATCTTTTATAGGTTTAAATCCAATAACAATAGCAGTAGGAGCTGGAATAGTAGCATTGGGAGCTGGAATGTATGTTTCTAAGAAAAATTCAGATTTACTTAACAAGTCAATTTTATACACTACTGATGAAATGAGTGGACTAGAAAGAACTTTAAGTAAAATGAATGGTACCCAAGCTAAAAGCAAAGAAGAATTAATAGAAATGGGACTAATATATAGAGATTTTTCTGAAAATATAAGTCCGGAATTTCAGGAGCAAGTTAAAAAATCAGCTAAAGAATTGAATGATTTTTCTTTATTTTTAGGTGAAATAAATATAGATAAAGCAATAACAGAAGACGAAAGTGCTGAATTTAATAATAAGGTAGGTTCTATGTGCGATAGAGCAATAGAAACAATAAAATCTAAGCAAGATGAGAGTACAACTGCGCTAATGGAGGTTTTTGCTAGTGACACTGTATTAGATAAATCTGAAAAAATTGTATTATCATATTATCAAAGGACTGCAGAAGTTAGTGTAAAAGAAGTTACAACTTTAGAAAATGAAATTTATAACATAAAAGCTAAAGCATTAGAAGAAAAGAGAGAATTAAATGAAGCTGAAATAGTAGATATACAAACTAAGCTAGATAGAATAAGCCAATTAGAGTTAGAAGCACTAGGTTCTAATCAGGAAGAAATTGCGTATGCTAAAAATGAATTTATTGCTAGAGTGAATTCTATAGATTTACAAGGTGCTTCAGACTTAATGAAAGAGAAAGGCAAACTTAGAGATGAAGAAGTAATTCAGATAAGAGCTCACTATGATGCTAAAATTGATCTATTAAAAGCTGATTTAAACGATATGAGTGAGACTGAAAGAAATGCAGCTTTAGAGACTATTACTAATATGGAAACTGAAAGAGATAAAAAAATTGCAATAGAACAGGGCTTGTATGATGAATTTTTAAGAATTATAGGTGAAAAGAATCCAGAAATATTAGAACAAATAAATCGTTACAATGGTGAAATACTAGCAGAAGGAGATAAGAGGTGCAGAGATCAACTTAATGCAGAATTAGCAAAGTATGATGAATTAAATAAAATAACAGAAGATGGGCTTTATAGCGTGTATAATAATACTACAAAAACATTGGATCATATTCAGGTCAAGACTGATGCAACAACAGGAGAAATCATTGCAATGGGAAAAGTTGTAAGTGATGAATATGGAACTCGAGTAACTGAAATTACCGGTTATTCAGATGAATATATAAAAAAGCTACAAGAAGAAAGTTCACAAGCATACTTCACTCGTAATGCAATAAGGGAAGCTTTAGCAGACCAGTCTAAAATAACTTATGATTGGAAAAGTAATACCATGAGTTACTGTGGTTCTGTTATAGGTAAGTTTAAAGATGTAACTGAAGAGATTGATGGAACTAAGACAGGAATTATAGATTTAAACGGAACTCCTGTAAAAATTATTGTAGATAAAAATGGTGCTATTAAAAATATCAATGATATTCAGAACACTATTAATAATGTACAGGGAAAGACTGTTTATCTTACTGTTAAAGAACAGAGATGGAATGCTAGTGCAAGTAGTGGTATTGATTATGCAACAGGTACCACAAATGCTTTAAGTGGTTATAAGTGGGTTGGAGAACATGGTCCTGAGCTTGTTAGGTTAGAAGGTGGAGAAAGAATATACAATACTGTGGAAAGTAAAAGAATTGCAAATTCTATAAATGATGCTCCTGATAATAAAAATAGTTATATAAACATAGCCATAGATAAGATGAATAGAATAAGTGAGAAACTAAATGATCTATTAAATACAGAATCGACAATAGAAATGAGAAATTCTATAGAACTTGATGGTAAGGAAGTCGGTGCTGCTATAACACCAATAGTAAGTAATAAGTTCGCAATAGCGAGTATGAAGGGGAGGAGAAGATAATTAGAATAAATGATAAAACTATATATGAATTTGGTGGGGAGTTACTTGAAAAGAAGGTAACTCCTTCATCTTTTTATAAAGAAATATCACATGATACGCCCTCCTATAAACCGATATTGTTAACTACGCAGTTCTTAAGTGGCATGATAGAGTTAGAGATTATAGTGAAGGGTACCACAGAAGAAGAAACAAATATATTATGTAGTAACCTAGTTAAAGAAATAAGTAATAGTTATATAAGATTTATAGGTGAGAATATGGTATATAAGTGTCTTTTAGATAAGTTCACAGTAAGCGAAGTACTCTTTGATATTTTAGAACAAAAATATTCAATGGGTATTTATATTGTATTAACATATACAGAATCTTATATGGATCAGATTACCGAAACCATGAACCGAATAACAACTAAAACAATAAATGTAACAGGAAATACAGAAACACCAGCTATATTAGAAATAACACCTTCCGTAACTATAGCAGATATAGTAATCAATGGATTAAGTGATGAAACTACGACTATTAGAATTTTAACAGGTGGTAAAAAAGTAATAATAGATGGTGAAGAAGGTTCTGTAACAGTAGATGGAGTTAATAAGTTTAATGACACTGATATGTGGGAGTTCCCAAGACTTAAACCAGGAGCAAATACTATTACAGTTAGTAGAAACAATGTAGATATAAATATTAAATATAAACCAAGATTTATTTAAGAGAGGATGATTTTTTATGTTAAAAACAAATAAAAGTATTACATTAACAGGATATAGCATTATAGAAAATAAACAAGTAGCATACATGAATGCAACTATAAGTACTAATGGAGGAAATGTTGGGAGTGTAACAAGGAGCATACAAAACCAAGAATTGTATAATGCCAATAAAGCTGAAGTAAGAGCCGATATGGATAACTTTGATAAGGAGCTTTATGCTATAGAAGATGAATTAGTAGGAGGTGCTACAAGTGAAGCTTAGTAATGAAAGAATAGTAAATGATGCAGCAGTTTTAGGAGCAATATCCCAAAAGAATTTACCTATAAAAGTTTCTTATGCTATAGCTAAAAATATAGCAAAGATTGAAGCGGAGATTAAAGTCTACAATAAAGAAAGACAAAAGCTTATAGAAAAGTACTCTGTGAAAGATGAAGAGGGCAAACCATTAATAGAAGATAATAGCATTAAAATAGCACCAGAACATGTTGAAGATTGGAACAGAGATATTAAGGAACTCTTAGCAATAGAGAATGAAGTTGATATCCATAAATTCCACATAGATGAACTTATAAACTCTAATTGTGATATGAGTCCAGCAGAGCTAATGCTTATAGATTATATGATAGAGGAATAGAAGTACCTCTATTAGATGGGAGGTGCTTAAATATTGTTACAACTATATGATTTAAACAAAATTAAAATAAAAGGCTTAAGGCTATATAAAGACCTGAATATAGAAAGTGTATTGTCCAGTGGAGATAAGACACTTTCTTTTTTATATCCTTACAGGCTATCCAAGGACATTAAAGAGGAATGTTATATCAGAACTAAGAAGGATGAATTTGTAGTAAAAGAAATATCTACAAATGGAGAATGGAACTCTATAAAAGCAACTCTTAATGTAGAAGATTTAGAGGGCCAAGCATGGGAACATTTTGACACTACAGAGAAAACTATTAGCGAATGTTTAACTCTTGCAGTAGCTGGAACTGGATGGACAGTGCAAGTGAATGGAGTTACTAAAAGAAGGACTATAAGAAAGACTAATTGTAGTACATGGGATATTATTCAACAGGCTAAGAAAACTTATCTCGTAGAAGTTGAGTTTGATACTATAAACAAAGTTGTAAAAGTAGCAGAAAAGCTAGGAGCTGACAAGGGAGTCTATTTTATGGATTCTCTTAATTTACGTAACCTAGATGTACAATCTAACTCCTATGATTTCTACACTAGACTTATAGCTATAGGTAAAGATGACCTCAAAGTTACAGTAGAAAACTTTCAATACTCTTCTAAAAAGAAAACTTTTATATGGAAGGATGAAAGATATACAGATATATCAAGCCTTACAGAAGATGCAACTAAAAAGCTAGATGAAATATCTAAGCCATATAAAGCATACGGAGCTGACATAATAGACCTAGCAAACACATCTAATAAGTACAGTATCTTAAGCTATGGACTAGGAGATACAATTGCTCTTATATCTAAAGATAAAGGTATTAAAGAAAAGCAACGTATTGTTAAAATTACAGAATATCCGGAAGAACCACACCGAAACTTTTGTGAAATAGCTAATTCTATCCTAAGTTTTACAGATATACAAAAAGAATATAACGATACTGTAGACACAGTAAGTAATATTACAACAGATAATGGAACTGTAGATGGTTCAACAGTTGATAGTATAACTACAAAACAAATTAGCGATTTTGAAGCAAGTGTAGGAAAAATTACTGATTTAACTGTAGTAAATGCTAGGATAGATAATTTGTATGCAGAAAAAGCAGATGTAGGCTCTCTCAATGCAGTTTTAATAAGAGTAGGCGATCTAGAAGCTACAAAAGCTAATGTAGAAGAACTTACTGCAATTAATGCAAGTATAGTTGATCTCCAAGCTAATAAGGCTAACATAACAGACCTTACAGCCAGTGTAGGAAGGATAGAGATATTAGAAAGTAGTGTAGGAGATATACAAACATTAGTTAATGGAAATCTTACATCTAACAATATCCAATCCTTAATACTAAGTTCGGATAAGGTTACAGTAGTAAATGGTTTTATCAAAAATGCCATGATTGAGAATTTGGATGTAAGTAAAATAAATGCCGGAGATATATCTGTAAATAAGTTCCGAATAAAAAGTGATAGTGGAAATCTTCTAATATTCGAT